TACTGATATCGTAGACGACACTGGATTTGGCAGTCTGTTGCGTAGGGGACCTAGTTCAGAGCCAACACTAAAAACATTTGAAACAGCGTCAGTTACTGGGCTAGACAAAGATTGGAGAGTCAAACTAGGACTGCCTGGAAATATCGCAGGCGGAACAGTTCTTGAACCGCTGATAGATACCCAAGGTCTGGTCTTTCCGTATACTCCAACTATATTGATACAACACACAGCCAATTACAACGCACTACAACCCATACACAGTAATTATCCATACTACAATTACCAAAACAGCCAAATTGAAGACATGGTAATTACAGGAGATTTTTTTGTCGAAAATGCAGCCGACGCACAGTATTGGATCGCCATGGTGCACTACCTACGGGCTGTTACAAAAATGGCCTACGGCGAGAGCAAATTTCCTGGCTCACCGCCGCCTGTGGTAAGACTGAACGGATATGGGGAATATGTATTTCCTAATGTTCCTGTTGTTGTTAGGAACTTTACTGTTGATTTGCCTGCAGATGTTGATTATATCAAAACACAGGTCACTGGTGAAATAAATCCTGACACAATAGGCCAATATTCTGGCAAAGTAGGATGGGTTCCGACCCAAAGTCAGGTAGCTGTGACTGTTGCACCTATATATTCACGTTCTAAGACAGCTCAATTTAATCTCAGCACCTTTGTGAATGGCGGATATCTTGGCGAAGGCAACAGTGGCGGAGGATTTATTTAATGGCAACATATACAGGCACTTCGCCGTGGGCAGACACTCCCACTGTGCAAAATCAATATCTAGATATTCTAAGAATTCGTCCTGTGCCTGCAGCAAGCGACGATGTGCTATATACTGTGCAGCCACAATATACGCACAGACCAGATCTACTTGCCTATGATGTATACGGAACTTCAAAGCTTTGGTGGGTTTTTGCCCAAAGAAACATAGAAAGCCTAAAAGATCCAGTATTTGATCTTGTTCCTGGCCTGGAAATTTATCTGCCAAAAGAAAGTCAACTAAGACGCTATCTAGGATACTAGCATGCCCGATCCCAAAGACGCTAATCAAAGCAGTTCTAATGTCACTGTAACAGATTCAGGCAGTGACAGTGTTGCGCAAGATCCTGGTAGTGCTAGCGAGGAAGTTTCTTCACAGTCCTCTGCGCCGAGAATTACATATTCTGTCAACAAACAAGACAACGAACTAAGACAATATGCAAGCTACAACACTATCTTTACACTGGCTTGTCTTACGCCCGATGAAATCAATAATCCTGAATCAACATACAGAATAACAGATCCGCAAGTTACTATTCTACGCAGCGGCGGTGGCGCCAAAAACAAAGCACTGACTGCTTATGAGACTTCAGACAAGAAAGTAGAATATTTTATAGACAACGTAGAAATACAAAGCATAATAGCACCAACTTCTAACACAAGAACTTCAAATGCAACAAACATCACATTTGAAGTTTCCGAACCCTATAGCATGGGGTTGTTTTTACAAACTCTGCTTATAGCAGCAAAAACTGCACAGGGAGAAACTTCCGATTACCTCAAAGCACCCTACGCTCTTATAATGGATTTTGTTGGGTGGACGGACGAAAATGCCGTTACAACCACAAGTGTTGCACGTAGAGTGATTCCAATAAAATTTTCTAACATTGAATTTGATGTAGACGCGGGAGGGTCTCGTTACAATGTTACTGCATTTGCATGGAACGAGCAGTCTCAGAGCGATTCTATTCAAACTATAAATGAGGACACCAACATAAAAGGAACCACAGTACGGGAAGTTCTACAGACAGGAGCATACAGTCTTACTAACAAAATAAATCAAAAAATACAGGATGGATTGCAGGAAAACACTGCTGTAGTCGCAGACGAATACGTTGTTGTTTTTCCAGACAGTGCTGCTAATGCATCCCTCACTCGTGTAGACGCCGCTAGAACTGAAGCAAGAAACAATTTTGCTACTATTTTTACTGATACAGAAAACGAAGAACAAGATGTTATAGAAGCCAGTCGCAGTTTTAAAGCCATAAGTGCAAATTCAATATCTGGAGCAGTAACCGAATCTGGCAATGCGATTGGCAGCAGTAGGATGTTACTAGATTCTCTCACAGAAGCCGCGACAACTCCTTTTAGTTTGCCTGATTTTACTTTGAAAGAACCAGAGGGCGACGAAGACTTTGCTCCATATTACGACAACGGCCGCATACAGATTGACAAAGCTACTGGAGAATTCACTTTTCCAGGAGGTACAAACATAGAAAAAATCATAGAAGAAATTGTAGTGCTTAGTCAGTACGGACAAGAAGCCGCAACAGTAATCAATGAGGACAAAGAAGGAAATATTCCGTGGTTCAGAGTACAAACTCAAACATACATAATACCAGACGAAGAAACACTCAACACCACAGGCGAAAACCCCAAGGTATATGTGTACATGGTAGTGCCGTATGCTGTGCACAGTTCTGTGTTTGCACAAGCAAGGAATCAGTCTGTGGGCATAGAGGAAAGGTCGAGCATAGCAGTCAAAGAATACAATTACATATACACAGGAAAGAACGAGGATGTTCTAGACTTCGAAATCAGATTTGACGCAGCATTTTTTAACGCTCTCAGTCCTAATCTAGGAAACACCACAGGCGACGACAAGACACGCACTAGTAGAGGCAGTGCACAAACAGAAAATCTGCAGAATGTTGTAGGAGAAGGCGAAACCGCAGCGCAAAACGAAACTGTTCCTACGATAAGAGAAAGCAATCAAGCAAACAGCGGACCGCAGGAGGGCGGCGACAGTCGATCTAGCGCAGCTATTCAAGCAGCTCGACAGTTCAATGAAGCAATAGTCAACAGCGCAGTAGACATGATTACGCTTGATCTCACTATTATGGGAGATCCATATTTTATCGCAGACACAGGAGTAGGAAACTACAATTCCCCTCAAGGAAATTTACCGGCAATTACACGCGACGGCACAATGAACTATCAAAGCAGAGAAGTTGATGTTGTGTTGAATTTTAGAACACCCATTGATTATAACCCAGACGGCGGCATGGATTTCCCGCAAGACACACTGCCCGTAAAACAATTCAGTGGTTTGTATAGGGTCAATACCGTTACTAACAAGATTTCGGGAAATGCGTTTGAACAAACTCTTGAAATGATGCGCAGACCAAACCAAGAAAGAGAAGGAACGCCCGGCGATGTTACTCCTTTAGAACAGCAAACATCCTCAGAAGGCGCAGTTTCTGGCCAAGGCGCTAATCAATCCAGCGGCAATAGCAATGCCGAGGCCACAGGAGAATAATAATGGCAATTGATGGAAGATCTGCAAGACCAAACAACGCAAGAAATCCTGGTCCTTATGAGGCGGTAGTAATTTCTCAGCTCGATCCAAAATACATGGGCAGTTTGGAAGTCGAACTGCTGAAAAATGTATCTTCTGGAAACCAGACAGAACGTTCTGGCCAGATCGTGCAAGTCAAGTATATGAGTCCTTTCTATGGAGTGACTCCTCTAAGCGGAGTATCTAACAACGACGACTTCAAATCAACACAGCAAAGCTATGGGATGTGGTTTGTACCTCCTGACGTAGGCACAAGAGTGTTGGTTATCTTTGCTGAAGGAAACTTTAGCCGAGGATATTGGATAGGTTGTGTTCAAGATACATACATGAATTTTATGGTTCCTGACCCTTGGGCAGGGAGCGAAGTTAACAATTTTGATCCCGATCGACCATTGCCAGTCGGAGAATACAATAAAACCGCACAAGGCACTTCAGGTAACAATCCAACTCGCTATACGAAGCCATACAACCCAGATTTTTATGCAGCTCTGGCACAACAGGGTCTAGTAGACGATCCTGTGAGAGGACCTACTACATCGTCTGCTAGAAGAGAAGTTCCCAGCAGTGTTTTTGGTATCAGCACACCGGGCCCGCAAGACAAAAGAGAAGGCGCTCCTAGAGCCTTTACCGGGCCTTCGGGATCAAGAGCAAACACATTTACTAGCAGATTGGGCGGTTCTAGTTTGGTTTTTGATGACGGTGACGACAAACTTTTGCGAAAGGGACCTGCTGAAAACACACCCTACGAGTATGCTGATATTACACAGAACCAAACAGATGGTAATGTAGCCATACCCGCAAATGAATGTGTGAGATTGCGCACAAGAACAGGACACCAGCTTCTCATGCACAATTCAGAAGACCTAATTTACATAGGCAACAGTTCTGGTAGTACTTGGATAGAAATGACCTCAAACGGAAAAATTGATATTTTTGCAGACGACAGTATTTCTATTAGAACCAGTGTGGACGTCAACATCAGTTCAGACAGAGACCTTAATTTTACTGCTGCAAGAGATATTAATTTTAACTCAGGGCGGGACTATAAATTAACTGTTGGTAATAATTTTGATACTAAGGTTGGTGTGGATGCAAGATTTGACGTAAAAGCAAACTATGATCAATATGTAGGTGCAACGCAAAAAATATACGTAGGCGCAGACAATAATTTAATAGTAAGAGATGCACATAATATCACAAATCAATCTACATTTGATATAAGCACGGATGGCAGCAGAAAGGACACACAGGCCAATTTCGATATCAGTACAAGTGGATACAATCACCTCACATCAGGAAAAAATACAGAAATACACGCCGACGAGGATATTATACAGACGGGAGAGGAGATACATCTCAACGGCCCTGAAGCTGTTACTGCAGAGCAAGCAGACAATGCAGAGCAAGCAGAATCAGCAGCCTCTGCTCTGTGGCCTGCTAGGGTTCCTGAGTACGAAAGGTGGCTGGGACACGAACATCTAGAACCACAGACTTTCTACCCTGACGGTACACAAGCAAGAGCTAACCCTGCGCCGGCCTTGCGTACCACAACTCCATTGATTTCGAGTGCGTCAGATGAAGAAGGCAGCGCAAACACAAATACAGACGTAAGAAGCACGGCCAACCAAAAAGGACCACAAGAAGTTGTGCCGGGTGAAGTAGGGCCGATTGGCGACCAGCCCGCGAATCCTGTTCCAGTAACTGACCTGCAGCGATATTTCTTAAGCAAATTGATTGAAATCGTAGGATTGAATCCCCTTACCTGTCTCAAAAGTGCAAACCCCGCAGATCTAGCAGAAGGCGAAATACCAGGCAATGCGCAAGCACTGGGCATGGCAATGGCGCAAATAGAAGCAGAGTGCGGATTCAAACCAAGAAGCGAAAATCTCAACTACAGTGCAGAACGATTAAGAGCCGTGTTTCCTAGTAGAGTGCAGAGCACGTCGTTCGCAAAAGAACTTTCTGCTGCAGGTCCTGGAGCAATAGGAAACACACTGTATGGAGGTCGGTTTGGAAACGCAGCAAACGAAGGATACAAATATCGAGGACGGGGTCTGATTCAGTTGACTTTTAAATCAAATTACCAACAGTACGGTAAATTATCTGGACATCCTGAAATTGTTGCAAACCCTGATCTTGTTAATGATCCAGAAATCGCTGTGTCAATTGCGGCTGCATACCTTAACAGCAAGTCAATTTCTTGGGATAACTTTGTGTATCCAGCACTAGGACAAGAATTCAAATCTGCGGTAGGCTATGCGGACCGCGGCGGTGCAGAGACTAGTAAGAGAATTGGCCTAGGCAAAGGTTTTGCAAGTAAGCTGATAACCGGCGAACTTACTCCTCTAGCTCAAATCACTACAGAACCAGCAGGTACTGGCTACATTGCTGGTGCGGCTAACAGCGGAAATGTAGGGTAAATACTTGTATGAGCACACAAGAGAAAAAGTTATACGATGAAATTGAAGTGAGAGGCAACAAACAGCCTTCTGCTAGACCTGAAAGTCGTGCTTATAGAGGCATAAGCACAGTAAATCCAGAAAACGATTCGTACAATCTCTACGACATTGCTCTTATCAAGCAGGATATTATAAATCACTTTCATATACGTCAAGGCGAAAAACTGGAGAATCCAGAATTTGGTACAATTATCTGGGATGTTTTGTTTGAACCAATGACGGAAAACCTACAGCAGGCAATTGCAAGTAACGTTACAAAAATCATCAACTACGATCCTCGGGTTAGAGTAGACAAAATTACTGTGGGAACATACGAAAGTGGTATTGTTATTGAATGTGAGCTTACCTATTTGACATATAACATTTCTGAATCAATGCGTCTGAAGTTTGACGAAGATAACGGATTCTTTTCATAGAATTATATACGCACATTTCTACTTCTAATAAATACAGTATCACAAAGGAAAGCGTGTATGTCAAGCACCGATAGACAAAACAGATTATTACTCAACGAAGACTGGAAGCGCGTATATCAAAGCTTTCGTAATGCTGATTTTCAAAGCTACGATTTTGACAATCTGCGTCGCACAATGATCAACTATCTTCGTCAGAATTATCCAGAAGATTTCAATGATTATATAGAAAGTTCTGAATATTTGGCACTGATCGATCTTATTGCCTTCTTGGGTCAAAATCTATCCTTTCGCATCGACCTCAACGCTAGAGAAAACTTTTTAGAACTAGCAGAGCGTCGTGAAAGTGTGCTGCGTCTAGCAAGACTGCTGTCATACAACCCCAAGAGAAATCAAGCCGCAAACGGAATTTTGAAGTTTGATTCTATATCAACCACTGAAGATATTGTTGATTCGAACAACACCAATCTTGCACGGCAGACAATTGTATGGAACGACTTTTCTAACCCTGATTGGTACGAACAATTTATTAAGATCATGAATGCAGCATTGCCTGCCAATGGTGTTTTTGGGCGTCCAATAAAAACAGGTACTGCAGAAGGCATCACTGCAGAACAATATAGATTTAATGCACTGAACACTGACATTCCTGCGTATGCATTTACCAAAAACGTAGACGGAAGAAGCACGCAATTTGAAGTTGTATCAACAGATATCGCAGACGGGTCAATTATCGAAGAACCACCCTTACCGGGAAACAGCTTTGCATTTTTGTATAGAGACGATGGTCAAGGCGCGGGATCGAACAATACTGGATTTTTTGCTCACTTCAGACAAGGCAGGTTAGATCAAGGAGATTTCAACATTACCAATCCGTCGACTAACCAAGTAGTAGCAATAGACAGTGTAAATGTCAACAATACTGACGTATTTCTATATAAGTTAGATGCCGACGGTTTGGAAAGCGAAATCTGGACCAAAGTAGACGCAATCGAAGGCAACAACATTGTCTTTAACAGTCTAAGTAAAAATATAAGAAATATCTATAGTGTTCTGACTAGGGTAGAAGATAGGATAAGTTTGATATTTTCCGATGGTGTTTTTGGCAATCTTCCAAAGGGATCATTCAAAGTATACTATAGAACAAGTGACAATAGAAGCTACCTAATAACGCCCGACGAAATGACGGGCATAACAGTCACTATACCCTACCAAAGTAAGAAAGGAACCAGCGAAACTCTTACAATCGGTCTAGAATTAAATTACACCGTAGACAACGCAAGTCCTGCTGAAACCAATGCAAGTATTAAAGCAAACGCACCTGCAACATACTATACTCAAAATAGAATGGTCACTGGAGAGGACTATAACATTGCGCCACTTGGTGTCAACCAAGAAATTGTCAAAGTAAAAAGCGTTAACAGAACCTCCAGCGGTATAAGCCGTTACTTTGACATTTTAGATGCAACTGGCAAATACTCTAAAACCAATCTCTACGGCAAGGACGGCGTAATTTACACGCAACTTCTAGACTCTAAATCCACATTCACATTTAACACCAGGACCGACGTTGAAGGCGTTATTAGAAACACCATAGAGCCTATACTTGCTGATTACAAAATTAAGAATTTTTTCTATAACCAATTTCCAAAATTTATAGTTTCTGATCTCAACGCGAGATGGACTCAAGTAACAAGCGATACCAATCAAAGCACAGGATTTTTAACTGACGGAACCGAAACAAGGCTGCGTGTCGGGTCGTTCACAGGATCAACTCTTCAATATCTTGCACCTAACAGCATGCTAAAATTTGTTGCACCAGACGGATATCACTTCATGGCAGACAACGAACACGGACTAATGCCTGGCGCAGCTGACCACCCTAATGCAATTACCTACAAGTGGGTAAAGGTAGTAGGAGTAAATGGTCCAGGAATTGAAACCAACCTAGACGGGCTAGGACCAATAATTTTAAATGATGCAATTCCAAGTGCGCCGGCCAACGATCCCGACGCTGCACCTCTCCTACAAGAAATCAAACCAGTTTTTACAACAGAACTGGAACCTGCGATAAGAACACAAGTAATAGATCAAATTTTTGCATATAAGACGTTTGGCCTTAGATACGACTTTAATAACTCCTTGTGGCGCGTTGTTACCGAAAACAATTTGGATCTCAGTTCGGAGTTCAGCACAGGTAAAACTGGCGATCTTAGTAATAGACAGCAAGATGCTAGTTGGTTGCTGTTGTTCCAAACTGACGGCGAAACCTACACCGTAACACAGCGTGGGCAAAGGTACGTGTTTGAGAGCGACAGAGAAATTAGATTTTATTTTGATAGCTCTGACAAGGTCTTCGATCCTCTAACAAACAAAATTATCAAAGACAAGATAAGCCTACTGTCCATCAACAATCGTCCTGCTGAAGACGGAGACTACGGTTTGATGCCATTTACTGTGCCCTTTGAATGGGAGATTTTAAAAGAGTACAGAGACAAAGCAGGCTATGTAGACAGCAAAAAAATAGAAATTGGTTTTTTTGATTCGGATGACGACGGCGTGGTGGATAATCCAGAAATTTTTGATAATTTTGTTACAGACAATGAAAAGGCTAAATGGATATTTCTTGAGAAGTATACAACAACTGACAATGTGGACGATTTTAGATATGTAAGTGCTTCGGATGCTAATATCACAGTTGTTGCAGACGAACAAGAAATAGAAGATAATGGCATCATGAGCTATCCTACTAATACCGTGTTTTACATAGTTAATAAAAATATTTTCAAGCAACAAAATATGGATTCCGAGCAGCTTGAAATTAACGTGAACTATAGAGCATATGAAGGACGCGACAAAATTATATTTCAGTACGAACATGCTGCCGACGAGGGCAACCGCATAGATCCCAGCAGCACAAATATTATTGACACTTATCTGTTGACTCGACGCTATGACATTGAATTTAGACAGTTTCTCAATGGCACTTTGCCTCAAAGGCCCTTGCCACCTAGCAGTGACTCGTTGTTTGTAAATTTTGGACAAGAAATTAACAAAATTAAATCAATCAGCGATGAGGTAATTTATCATCCGGTTAAGTACAAAGTATTGTTTGGCAATGAAGCAAGCGAAGATTTGAAAGCAACATTTAAAATCGTAAAAAACAAAGACAGAGTTGTAAATGACAACGACGTCAAGGCCAGAGTAATAGCTGCAATAGAAGAGTTTTTTGCGATAGAAAACTGGGAGTTTGGTGATACATTCTATTTCACAGAGCTGAGTACTTATGTAATGAACAGGCTTTCCCCAGATATTTCAGCTTTTGTAATTGTGCCTGTGCAGGACTCCCTTGCTTTCGGTAGCATATTTGAAGTGAAGTCAGAAGCTGACGAAATTTTTATAAGTTCTGCCACAGTAGACGATATCGAAGTAATAAGTTCTCTTACAGCGTCAAGACTGCGCACAGAAGGTGCTATTTTCGTTGACGACACTGGCACACAGGGTGTTACAAGTTCTACTGCAAGTACAATATCGCAGTCTTCGGCTGATTTGCAGTCGTCTGCGGCCGACACAACAGCGGCAACAAGCACAAATAATAACTCGAGCGGGGGATTCACTTACTAATGGCCTACGATAACAATCAAAACGAATATCCATTGCCTGCAGACGGAAAAAACAATAGAAAGAGTGAATCTCTACTGCCTAGATTTTTTAGGACAGAAGTTAACAAGAAATTTATTCAGTCTACAGTTGATCAGCTTGTACAGCCGGGAGTTGCTGAAAAACTAAATGGATATTTTGGTCGTCAGATATCAAAGGCTTTTAGCCCAGAGGACAATTATGTAGGAGATATCAGCGCCAGCCGTGAAAACTATCAGTTCGAACCTGCAGCGGTAATCAAAGACGAGCTTGATAACGTAACTTTCTATAAAGATTACAATGACTATATAAATCAAATTGCAGGTTTTGGTGGGAATACAGATAATCACGACGTACTCAACTCACAAGAATATTATGCTTGGAATCCTAATATTGACTGGGACAAATTTGTCAATTTTAGGGAATACTATTGGTTGCCATACGGGCCCCAAACTGTTAACATAGCAGGACAGAGTCGTGAAGTCCAAAGCACTATAAAGGTAACATTAGACGACAACATAGATAATGTAAGTTACAAGTTTTCAACAGAACCCTTTGTTCAAAATCCCACTCTTGTTTTATATAGAGGTCAAACTTACACGTTTGATCTCAGTGTCACAGGTACACCTTTTACAATAAAAACCAAACGAACTTTGGACTCTAGCTTCGACTTCGATGCAGGAGTTACTGCACAAGGAACAGAATCAGGTAAAATTACCTTTTCTATTGGCGCGTCAACACCTGAAATTCTTTACTATGTCGCTGAGAATGATATTAACAACAGTGGCATTATACAAATCAAAGACATAGAAGAAAATACAGAGATAGACGTAGAAAGAGAAATAGTAGGCAAAACTCAGTACACTACTGAAGCAGGATTTGATTTATCAAACGGCATGAAAGTTGCATTTGTGGGTGAAGTAACCCCTGCCAAATATTCTATAGGGCAGTGGTATGTAGAAGGCGTAGGGGAAAGCATCAAACTGGTCTCCGAAGAAGATTTAGAAATACCCGCCTCGTATTCGCAAGACAGAGAAATTCCATTTGATTCAAATGCATTTGACAGGTTGCCCTTTGATAATGCCGCAGGATTTGCTGCTACCAAAGACTACATTGTTATTAACAGAGCAAGCCCAGATAGAAACCCTTGGTCAAGAATAAATCGTTGGTTTCATCGTGATGTAATAGAGCGTTCTGCAGCAATAAATTCAGAAAGTATAAGCATTGATCAAAGTGCTCGTGCAACTAGACCTATTATTGAATTTGACCCGGGCTTAAAATTATTTGAATTTGGTACGCAAAACAAACAAAATGTAGATCTTGTTGATAACTTTACAACTGATATATTTTCAACAATCGAAGGTTCAGTAGGATATAATGTAGACGGCGTGCAACTTGTAGACGGCATGCGTGTGTTGTTTACAGCAGAAAAAGACCTACGTGAAACCGGCAAAATATTTAAAGTGAGCTTTATTAATCACAGAGGGGAAAGACAAATCAGCCTAGTAGAAGAACCTGACAGCGATCCATTAGAAAATGAAACTGTCTTGGCCCTTGGAGGAGTGGAATTCAAAGGCAAAATGTTTTTCTACAATGGCGTGCGTTGGAATCTCACACAGGAAAAAACATCCACAAATCAGCAGCCTCTTTTCGATCTGTTTGACGACAACGGATTTAGCTATGGAGACGAAGCAGAGTATAGCGATACGTCATTCCGAGGCAACAAGGTTTTTTCATATAGGCAAGGATCTGGCGTAGTTGACAGAGAACTAGGATTTCCTATCGCATATAGAAACATCGAAAATGTTGGTGATATTACTTTTGATTTTGACCTCTTGACGGACAGTTTTACATATACAGAGGGCAACGAGACGATAGAACAATCTACTGACGTCTGTGTGCTTAAGAAATTTTCAATGCGAACCAATTTTGAATTCTCCAATGGTTGGAAGAAAGCACCTCTTCCTAGCACACAAGATGTTTTAAGACAATACGTAGCAGCGCCTGCACAAACAACATTTGAGATTGATACCTACGAAGGCGTGCTGGACCTGCAAGATCTGCATGCAAAAATTACTCTAAATAATCAGTTGCAATTTGAGGGCATTGATTATGAAATTACACAAGACAAAAGCAGAACATTTGTTAGATTCTCTAATGAACTTGCACAAGGCGATGTTGTTGTTCTAAGAACGCGAGCAAGCAATGCAAAAAGCAGCAATGGATATTACGAAATACCTGCTAACCTAGAAAAAAATCCTCTGAATAATAACATTGAATCTTTTACACTTGGACAGGTAAATGATCACGTAAGCACTATCGTAACAGAGCTGGAAGACTTTAGGGGCAGTTTTCCAGGAAGGAACAATCTACGAGACCTTGGCGACGTAACTCCTTTTGGCAAAAAATTCCTACAGCACACCGGACCTATAAATTTATCCTTGTATCATCTGACCAGCAAAGACACGAACATTGTCAAAGCCTTGGATTTTGCACGGAGAGAGTACTCTAAGTTCAAGAGGGTATTTTTACAAAAATCTCTCGAACTAGGTTTTGATGGAAATCCAAAAGAACATGTTGATCTTATTTTTAAAGAACTCAACAGAGATAAAAGCATCAACATGCCCTTCTATTTTTCAGACATGGCACCAACCTCAGGAGAAAAGCGTCTAACCTATAACGTTTTTGAACAAGGCAATGAGTTTTTTGCGTTGTCTGAGACTTTTAGTCTAGATGAGCCAGGGGCTAAGTCCGTGACTGTCTATGTAAATGACAGTCAGCTTTTATTTGAAAAAGACTATACATTTAATGAAGATGGTTTTTGCGTTATTAATGTGCCTTTAGTTACAGGTGATAGAGTAGACATCTACGAATACGAAACAACTGACGGATCATATATACCGCCTACTCCTACTAAATTAGGCATGTATCCAAAATACGAGCCCATGCTGTTTGTCGACAACACATATACTGTTCCTACCAGCGTAATTCAAGGGCACGATGGGAGTATTATCAAAGCGTTCGACGACTACAGGGATGCCCTTATATTAGAACTAGAAAAAAGAATATATAACAATCTCAAAGTCAACTACGATAGCAGTATAATAGATATCCATGAGTTTATAGGCGGCGAATATCGCAATACAGGAATAGCCAAACAAAACATAGACAACAGCCTACTTAAGGATTTTGCTGCTTGGTTGTCTATAGTTGGCGATGTGGATTACACTGCGTCTGATTTCCACCAAAGAGAAAACAGTTTCACCTACAACTATAGCTTTATGGAAAGCCCCAATGGCAAAAGATTGCCTGGTTTTTGGAGAGCGGTGTACAAACAGGCCTACGACACAGATCGTCCTCACACACACCCCTGGGAAATGCTTGGTTTTTCAGAGCAGCCAACTTGGTGGGTCGATCAGTATGGTCCTGCTCCATATACTAGCAACAACTTGCTCATGTGGGAGGATCTAGAAAAGGGTATACTAGCGCAACCAGGAAAGGCAAAACAAGTACTAGAAAAATACAAAAGGCCAGGACTTGTGTCCCATTTGCCTGTAGACACCAAGGGCAACATATTAAGTCCGTTGCAAAGCAAATATGCACGCAATTATGTCAGCAGCTTCACAAACAGCCCGTTTGTGTTTGGCGACGAAGCACCTACTGAGACAGCATGGAGACGGAGTTCGGAGTATCCGTTTTCGTTGTTCAAGTCCTGGGTACTTAATCAACCAAGCAAAATTATTGGTCTAGGCTATGACAGATATAGAAGCGTAAGAAACGCTGCAGGGCAACTGGTTTACAAAGACACCGGAAGAAGAATACGCCTTGCAGATTTGGTTTTTCCTAACAACAGTCCCAATGCCAGTCAAGGAAACAACTCCGGCACCCCAAATAGATCTCGAGTATTCAATGCAGGATTTGTAAATTTTATTGCGGACTTTCTTGCAAGTAACGTGCTTGTAAATTACTCAGAATACCAGCAAAACCTAAAAAGTCTATCTAATCAAATAGGATTTAAAGTTGGAAGTTTTACTGATAAAAGTAAGATTAATTTGATACTGGACAGCAGAACTCCCTTGAATCAAGGAAATGTTTTTGTTCCTGAAGAAAACTTTGAGGTGATACTACAAACCAGCAGTCCTCTAGATATTGTTTCATACAGTGGTGTAGTTATAGAAAAAACACCAGCAGGGTACTTACTGCGAGGATACGACACCAGCAATCCTGTTTTCACATATTACGACTATATAGAAACGGACAGAGATCCTCTAGTTAACGTAGGAGGAATAAGCGAAAGTTTTGTAGATTGGAGTGAAAATCAGAGATATGCAAGCGGCTCCGTCGTAGAATTCAACGGCGCTTATTATAGGGTAACTACTTCTCATACAAGCACTTCTACCTTTGATGCAGAAAAATTTGTGCGTTTGCCTGCACTTCCTCAGGTAGGAGGAAGAAGCGCTATTTTTAGAAGTACTTTTGATAAGTCAAAGACTGCAGAGATTGCATACGGAACGCTGCTAGACAATATACAGCAAGTTGTTGACTTTCTTTTAGGTTACGGAGAATATCTTACAGATTTAGGTTTTATATTCGAAAACTTTAACGGCGAAATTGAAGCAGTGGAAAACTGGAGACTAAGTGCCAAAGAGTTTATGTTTTGGACCACTAACAATTGGTCTGATGGTGCGCTGCTTACTCTCAGTCCTGGCGCACAAAAACTACAATTTAGTGCAGAGAACGCAGTTGTAGATAATATATTTGACAACTTCTATGACTACTCGCTTGTAAAAGCAGACGGCACAAAAATACGTCAAGAATTTGTTAATATTGGGCGTGACGATGCCAATGGTTTCAACATATCTCTAAAAAACACAGCCGACGGCATTTATGCGTTAAAACTGCCTTTAGTTCAGAAAGAGCACGCAATACTGCTTGACAACGAAACTGTATTTAAAGATACTATCTATGATCCCGAACCTGGTTATAGGCAAGAGCGTATAAGAGTTTTAGGTTATAGAGCTGCAGATTGGAACGGTGGTCTTACAATCCCAGGTTTTATCTATGACGAAGCTGTTGTTACAGAATGGCAAGCTTGGAAGGATTATTCCATAGGTGATGTAGTAAAATACAAAGAATTTTATTATGCTGCAATCAACAAAATTTCAGGCACTGAACAATTCAATGCTAGCGACTGGTATAGACTAGAGTCCAAGCCTCAGCCAGGGCTGTTAACAAACTTAGAATATAAGACAAATCAATTTGCCGATTTTTATGATCTTGATACCGATAATTTCGATGTAGACCAGCAAGAAATAGCTCAGCATCTTATCGGCTACCAAAAACGGGACTATCTTGCAAACATCATAAATGACGATGTAAGCCAGTATAAATTCTATCAAGGATTTATTCAAGACAAAGGCACACGAAACGCATTAACAAAACTGTTTGATGCATTAAGCAGTGCAAACAAAGACAGCCTTGAATTTTACGAGGAATGGGCAGTAAAAGCAGGACAGTATGGTGCAGCAGACGGCTTCGAAGAAATTGAATTTCTACTAGATGAAAGTCAATTTAGACTAGACCCTCAACCAATATTGCTGACTGACACTGTTCCTGACAATGTGACCGATTTGGTGTATAGGCAATTGCCAGGCAATGTATTTTTGGTTCCCCAAGGCTATGATAGTGCACCATTTCCCTCCAAATATACCGATGACACTGTGCTTCGAACAGCAGGTTTTGTACGACCTGAAGATGTACAATTTATTGTGAAAAACAAAATTGATATTCTTGGGTTGAACAGTACTGAGGTCAAACAAGGTGATTATGTTTGGGTAACTTTTGAGGATCAGTCTTGGAATGTCTACAAACACGTCAACACTGGTTTTAACGTAATAGAAGCGCAACCCGATGGTGATACTGCAATATTATTTCTCAACAAGCTATCTAATTTCCAAGCAGGGGATATCATAGGCATATATGACGTCGAGGAACTAGAAGGTTTTTATCGTGTAATATCTAGTTCACTCAACAAAGTGGTAATTGCTGTTGAAGAACCATTGAGCGACGAAATTACAAATATACAGGGTGCGGTTACTTCTTTTGTAAGCAACAGAATTTCAGACTATAACTCCGCTAACAAATACGCAGAAAATGATATTGACACAGACGAGTTATTATGGATAGACAACAGTGGTGATGTAGAAAATAGATGGGCTGTTATCAAGCAGGACAAGGCTTTCGATTTTGCAGACGAATTGTCGAATCCGATAGCAGGACAAGAGCTGTCTTTTGGTAAGAGTATATCGGCCGATGATGCTAATGAATACATTGTTGTAGGGTCGCCAGATTCTAGTCAGGGCAAAGCATACATATATGAAAGAGAAAACGACGGCAGCACTTTAACAGGCACGCTTAATCTCAAGCAGACTTTGGAACCAATTGCTGGCTTTGATCACGGTCAAAGTAAATTCGGATCTAGCGTCACAATAAGCCCAGACGGAAGATATGTAATTGTCGGTGCTCCTAATGCAAGTAGAGTTAAGAGTGCGTATAAGGACGATTTTGACATATCTGAAGAATATTTGCGAGGGTCAATAGTACAGTTTGAAGAAAATTTATATAGAGCACGTCGCACAGTTAAAGGGCAGACTGATAACGTAGTATTTGGCACCCACGACAGCGCCAGTCAAATAAGACAAAGGCTGTTTGATTTGTATGGCGACTATGCAAGCATTCCTCTTATTACTACTGGCGATTTTCCTTTAAGGGACACTGACACAGATCATATTTTAGTTAGGGCTCCTATAGATGCATATGAAGGTTCCCAACCAGGAGACACTGTGTATCTAAATTGGAACGAAATCAGCAGAAATTACTTGCCAGAGGAACCTGTGCCATTTTTTGACGTCGGACTGGGTGACCCTCTGACACTTTCTATTGCCGGCACAAGATATACGTTTACATTAGATTCAACAGAAGCAATAGAAGTTGTATATGGTGACAGAATCTTCCAAGGAGACAGATCTGGCACTATAGTCTTTCCTTTGTTTGAGTCTAACAAAGTAAGTGTGATATTAGATTTGGACAGTCAGCCATTTATTGCCACGGAAGATCAGACTGTGATAATAACCGATGAATCCGAAACTATTACAAAATACGGCAATTCTACAGATGTTACAATATCCGAAATAGAAGGCACAAGTGTTCACGGGCTACAAGACGGTGACGAAGTTGTGATAACTGATGTGCCCAACGATGGCCTTACAGTGATTGATGAAGAATTTGATAACAGCAATCCTGCAATACCTCGCAATACCGTAGAGCAACAGGGTGTGAAAGGACTGGAGCCAAACCGCTACTATATAAAATTTGCAAATAATGATCAAATCGAATTATATTTTGACGAAAGCCTTACTAATCCGGTAAATGGAGCAATTGGTTTTTCCGGCTCAGCGATCCCCAATGGTGAATTCAACGGCAACATACAAAAACTCAACAAGCCCTTCGACAATTTTCATCCGCAGATAGACAGAGACTTTATAGTTAACACTGCGCATACAATTCGAAGAAAAGTAGACGAAGTTTTTTACATTGTAGATCCTCTGAATATACCCAATCCTCAACAAGGGGATAGCGTCACTACCGCTACTGGCAACGCAACCGTTGTTTACGTTAAAAACGAACTAGGACGTTTAGTTGTTTACGCAAATAATAAAAATGGAGTGTTCGAAGAAACAGGCGAACTATTCATTAATGACACATTTAGAATAGGCCGTTATACTCGCCCCCTCCATGATAGTGTAGACAGGGCAACAGTTCTTGGAGGCTATTGGGAAATAGCAACCTCACAGAATTATAACCCCAACGGCAGAACCACTGACATTGCTGCTGGTTTGGTGATAGAAGACGTAAAAAATGGATACACTAGAACGTCCAGTGACCCTGCAGAATGGTTTGAGAGCGCTGTTCGTCTGCCTTACAAGAGCAGTATTCAAAATGTCTTAGACAATCCGCCCGAAATACTGCCCGAGACTGATAGACCTTTTGAAAAGGAGTCCGATCTAATCCGCAATCTCAGTTACATCAGTCAAGGCATAGGCGGCAATATAACACCAGAAACAGAACTAGACGACAGATTTGTTGTTAGGATGCCAAAAAATGTATCTGACAAGGCAGAGGCGGATTTTGCAAATGCAATGTCCCCTGACCCACAAATAGGCATATGGCTCAACACAATTCCAGACGCAGATGGTAATCGTTCTGATCTATCTAACAAAGGGTTCGGCAACGATCCTTATGATATTATCACACGTGTCGAAACACCCACAGATATCTGGGATGGTTATATAGACTATCGTGTGACTGCGCCCGAACTGGATTTCCAACCTGGCGACATCATTCAAGACGGCGGCGGTGCACAGGCCGAAGTTGCATTCTACCAGCGAGATCTCAACAAAGCCAGAGTCTACATCAAAAATTCAACCGGCAATGACTTTAATTTTGGGTCTAGATATTACGAAGGTGTTGCGCCTACAGTAACTAGATTGTCGAAAATAGTAAATGGTGTTCCTGTTGAGATTGGCATAACTGAATCAAGACAGTTAGGCGACAATGACATTGGCAAGCTAGCAGTTTTCAGACACAGTGAAAATTTACCACTGTCTCCTGAGCTTGATTTACCGGTAAGTCCTACTTTTTCAGACGACATCAGCAGTTTTAAAACTGAATTTATAAGCGGAGTTGAATACCATACATGGATCGAAGAATTCAAACCAGGGCAAGGAAGAAATCCGTTGTTGCCCAGCACTGCTAACAATGATTGGGAGCAAGTGCAAAATATACCAATCAACACAAACAGAGATGCCAGTGGCTTTACACGCGAAGGCGCATTTTTTGTTTACCAGCTTAATTTAGAAACAGACACATACGATCTAGTAAATGGTTATATTCTGCCAAATCGTCAGGATGGGAGAGATCTTGGCTATGACCTAAAACTTGTTCAAGACGGTGATTTATACAAACTTGTAATTGGAAGCAACGAAGACTATCGTAACGATGTTTCCAACAACCCTGGCAGAGGAAGACTATACTTCGTTCTGCAGGGAATGGATCAAAACGCTTCATACAACTGGTCAGTCGCAAAAGACCCTAACTACAAAGGCAGCTACAGTGAAACTACTGATTACTATACAAACCAAGTAGTAGTTAATGAAGGTCTTTTTTATAGAGCACTTACGAACTTACAAGCAGAACAATTTGATTCCAGCAAGTGGAGAGTTTTGGGCGATCACATAGACTTTGTTGGATATGTTCCAAACACCACAGGCGTGACTATTGCTGATGACAGCTTTATTGACAGACTTGACACCTCTGACTTCGGCAATGTTTTTGACATTAGCAGCAACGGCAAAATTCTAGCAACCACTGCAGAATATCCTGGACTCACAAGATTAGTTATTTACAGGCTCAAAGATTTTAGGTTTGAGTTGTTACAAGAAATTGACGAACCTGCGGACAGCAGATTATTTGGCTCAGCGATTGCTGTGTCGAACGACGGAAAACTACTTGCTGTGGGCGCACCCGATAGCGATTCGGACAAAGAATACCAAGGCAAGGTTTATATCTACAAAAACAATCAAGGGACTTTCGAACTGTCTCAAACACTCGAAAGTCCAAACAGAGAAACCGGTGAAGGCTTTGGTGCTGTGCTGGGTTTTGATGGGAATCAGCTAGTAGTTACAAGCGCCAAGGGTGATATACTGCTTGATACAACGTATGACAGATACCAAAATATAGACAACAGTTTTGAAAGCAGCTATGTCAACAATTCAGCAGGCCAATTATCCGCTGCTGAAACTATTTTTGACAGCGGCTTTACAAGGTTCCAAAAAAGCATAATCGATAGCGGCGTGGTTTTTGTTTATGAAAGATTAGCAGATAGTTTGGTGTATGGACAGCGCATCGAGTATGATGACTTTGATTCAGTTGACTTTGGAAGAAACATTGTAATCAGTAACAACAACCTATACATCGGCCTGCCAGGTCTTAATGTAGATACTGCAACGAGCGGCAAAGTTGTTGTATACAACAGAGAAGAAAACGCAAGGTCTTGGACATTACATAGACAGCCTATTGACCAAATCGATATTTCTAAATTCAGAGGTTCGTTCGTTTATGACACTGCAGAAAACAATCTCCTGTCTAGACTAGATATTTTAGATCCTGTTGCGGGAAAAATTTCAGGAATAGCAGAACAAGAAATCACATATAAAACATATTTTGACCCTGCAACTTACAATGTTGGAAGCAGTTATGCAACAGACAAATTTACTACCTGGGGAGAAAAGCAGGTAGGAGAAGTTTGGTGGGACTTAAGCACAGTCAAATATGTTAACTATTATCAAGGAAGTATCATTTATAGCCAAGCTGTGTGGAACACACTAGCAGAAGGCGCAAGCATAGATGTATACGAATGGGTAGAATCTACACTATTGCCCAGTCAGTGGGACAGTCAAGCACTTACTAGCCAGGGCATCCGTAGAGGTTTTACCGGCCAAAGCAAATACGGCGACGAACAATATGTTGTAAAACAGGTTTATGACAGCATTTCTGAATCATTTAGAGAAAAATACTTTTTCTGGGTAAAACAAAAAAGAACTGTTCCTAACATTGAAAATAGAAATAGATCAGTACTAGATATTGAAAACATAATTCGTGACCCCCAATCACAGGGTCTTAGGTTCGTAACTATTTTAGGAAATGATAGATTTGTTCTATATAACTGCAAGTCTCTAGTAAAGAACAAAGACGTTGCAGTTAATTTCCGTTACTGGACTATACAAGACCAAACAATTAACATTCACAACGAATATCAAATAGTGACCGACGGTCTTTCAACCAGCAGACCAAAAGCAGACATAGAACAAAAGTGGTTTGACAGTTTAATTGGACAAGACAATGCAGGTAGACCTGTACCGGACCCTGAATTAAGTGTAAAACAAAAATATGGCGCACTCAACCGTCCAAGACAGAGTTGGTTTGTTAATAAAAACGAAGCACTCAAACAAGTTATTGAGCGCGTAAATCGTGTATTGTTGTCTCAGCTTACGATAGATAATTTAGATATATCACGACTTTTTGAAAATGATCCTATCCCTTCTCAGTTATTGGGACTATACGACGAAAGTGTTGACACTGTCGAGGAACTAGATTTTGTAGGCACAGTCAAAGCAAGCACAGCAGAGCTCGAGCCTATAATAGAAGATGGCACTATTGTTGACGTTGTAATTGCAGATGGAGGCAGAGGATACAAACAGGCTCCTGCAATACAAGTAGACGGTTCGGGAGAAAACGCCCAACTAACTGCAACAATCAACAACCTAGGCATTGTAACCAATGTTGAAGTTGTGAATGGCGGAACAAATTATGCAAACAACACTGCTATCAACGTCCGTCCTCTCAGTGCACTAGTAAGAAATGACAGCACAATCAACGGGGCTTGGTCTATATACAGTTATGACAACAACAGCAGGAGTTGGAATTTAGCAACCAGTGAAAGTTATAGAGTGGAAGACTATTGGTCATACGTTGACTGGTACGCTGAAGGTTACAGTGAACTTACATCAATAGATTTCATTGTAGATGATTTTTATGAACTGAATATCATCAACGATAACATAAATGACATTGTCAAGGTTGAAAATGTGGGATCAGGTGGTTGGATATTGCTACAGAAAACAGTGAATATAGATACACCTGATTATACAATTAATTATAGGACAATCGGTAGACAAAATGGAACTATTCAATTCCTTCCTGCATTGTATACGGAAAACAACAACGAAGTAGAACTGCGTATAATATTAGAAACAATACGCGACAACATTTTTGTAGACGAGCTTGCTCTTGAATACAACAAGTTATTCTTTAGTAGTTTGCGTTATGTATTTTCAGAACAGAATTATGTAGACTGGGCATTTAAAACAAGCTTTGTTAAGGCCAAACATAATGTCGGCGAACTAGAACAGCGTACTACTTTTAGAAATGATAATCTTCCTAGCTATGAAGAATATATTAGAGAAGTCAAACCCTATAAAACTAGCATACGGGAGTATCTAAGTAGCTATGAAAAATTAGACAACACTAGAAGCGTAGTTACAGATTTTGATCTCAGTCCATTTTACAATGCTTCATCTGGGCTGATTGAATCGCCAGCACCTAAAATAGAAAATGGTGTCTTGACAAACATCAATTTTGACATCAACGATTATCCCGACAAGCATTGGTTAGATAATTTTACATATGAAATAGAATCTATAGAGATAGAAGATGGCGGATCAGGATTTGCACAATCTCCTCTTGTTGTTATTTCTGGTGGCGGAGGTACCGGAGCACAAGCACGTGCTTTCGTAGGTAACGGTCGAATCAAAGATATAGAAATTTTAGACTCAGGTTCGGGATATACAAGTGCGCCATCTGTAACCGTAGAGGGAGTGCAGGACGACAACGGAACCGCACCAAAATTCAGTGTTGTGCTAGGCAACCAAAAAGTAAGGAATTTAATCGTAACGCAAAAGTTTGACCGCATAACTGCACAAAATAACATCACGGACACTAGCGTTGTGGAAGAGTTTGTAAGCAGCGGCGCTGAACTTAGATTCTATTTGAAATGGCCAATGGATTTAACGCGGGCAAATATCAATGTGTTTTTCGACGACATCGATGCATTAACAAGTGAATTTAATTACGGCAATGAAAAAAATAATGCCAAAAACCACACCAGATCTGTTGGGTTTGTTGAACTTACACAAGCGCGTCCTGCAGGATCAGTAATTCGCGTAGAATATAGCAAGAACATAGACTTATTGCATGCTGCAGACCGCATTAACACACTGTATGATGGCGTTGAAGGACAGTACGGAAAAGATCTAGGCCAGTTGATGGAAGGCGTAGACTATGGCGGCGTCGAAGTTAGAAGTTTTGAGTTTGGACAAGATTCAGGATGGGATAGCGATCCTTGGTACACATCTGCTTGGGATACCTATGATGAAAATTTTGAAGACGAAACTTTTGTTACCGATGGTAGCACAACCAAATTCAAACTATCTAAGCCATTGGAAGATAACGAACAATACAATGTTTATGTAAATGGCATACGTATTGACGATCCTAACTATGACGGCAGCAGCAAAACTTATATTGCCGAAGACGGATCAACTGTTCTTGCGTTAGGCAACCCTAACGCAATTATGCCTACAATAACATCGCAAAGCAGCAATTATACTAGCGAAGTCGACGACAGGGGCAACTTAGAATATTTTGTTACCATAGATAACATAGAGGAATTTGAAGAATACTATACGGACAGTATTTCAAATCCTCCAGACGATCAAACTGTGGTAATAAGAAAGTCCAGCTCCGACGGCAGCTTCTTGCCACAAGGCACGGGTTTTGATACGATTGTAGAAGGCGGAAATATTGCTTACGGCACTGCTACTGGACTTGCTGCTGAGGATATTAACATTGATGGCGCCGGCTTTGTCACACCTACAACTTCAAAAGGACCTGAAGAACTTGTGCCTGGACAAACACTAGACACACTTGATTTGAAAGTATATGACAGAGCATCTGATGGTGGGAGTTTAATTGCGTCTAGAAACTTCACTGCCTCAGAGGAACGAAATCAAGTGTTCCCATTAGATGTTCTACCTCACAATGTATCGTCTGTGTTTGTCAAAGTTGATGGCGTGATAATAGACAATTCAGATTTTACGGTTGATTTCATAGATAGAACAGTAACATTGGATTCTCCTTTGGGTCTAGGACAAAAGGTGAATATTTTGTCAATGAGCGGCAATGGGCAGCAGATATTAGATATAGACAATTTTACAGGCGACGGCGAAACACAAACTTTTGTCACAAATGTCCTATACCAAGATAACATAACTGCGTTTGTTACTGTAGATGGCACAGAAGCAGAAGTTCAGCTGTTTGAAACCGACGACAGCTTTAATGAAAATGCAGGGCTTGTCGGAATCAGATTCGTTGTTCCGCCTAGTGCTAACTCTTTTATATACTATGCGGTATACAAGTCACAAGACAAAACCTACAGCGAGGTCAGTATAGACCAGTTTGAAGGCGACGGCAGCACAACTGCTTTTGAACTAAGTGCGCAGCCTTTTAACAAACTACCTGCTAGTCATAATGTAATTGTAAAAGTCAACAACAAGATATTATACCCGGGCTATACACAGAACTTTACAGTCACTAGCTCAAGGGAATATCCTTTGGACACGGATCAATTCGGACCCAGTTCTATCAGTGCTGACAAAATTAATGTTTACCTCAACGGGGTTAGCCTAGAGCTATTGCAGGACTACAGATGGGACTTCTCAAACACACAAGTTGTGCTGTTTGATAACATTGGTGTTTCGGGCGATAACCTAGAAGTATATGTTTTAGATGACGGCGAATACTCTTTTTCAAGAAATACAGTAATCAATATAGCTAATGTATCTGGTATATTCGAAATAGGAGAAACTGTTGAAATAGGATCTCAAGATAGTACGGTATTGAGCGGCACAGTCAAAACTTTTGATAATAACATTTTAGTTCTTTCTGAGGAAATCCCTGCGCTGATTGAACTGATCGACAGAGACGACACTGTCAATGTCACGGGTTTGGCTAGTGCAGCTAGTGCTGACAAATTAGTCTCGGTACGTCTGCAGGAGTCTGGAGATACATTAATACTGTCAGAGACGCCAAATATGGGCGATCTAGTGCAGGTATACAAATTCAGTAACCATGATGTTCAAGACATACAAATGGAGACTAGGACAAATGTGTTGCGCACAACACTAACTGTGGGCACGGAAGACTATTTTGATAACCATAGATTGAATAAAGGACTTGTTGCACTTAGAAGGCCAGCACTGGATGTTTCTTACGTTTGGGTTTCATTGAACGGTGAATTGCTAACTCCTAGTATCGACTATAGACTAACAAAATTTGAAAACTTTGTCCATATAACGCGACCCCTGAACACAAATGATAAAATACAGGTAATACATTTTGCAGCCAACAAGGTAAGCACGAAATTTGGATATAGAATTTTCAAGGATATCTTAAATAGGACCCACTACAAGAGGTTGAATGAAGATAAAACTTATGTGCTAGCAAACGATCTGTTTATAACAGATAGCGAGATTGAATTGCTAGATGCATCTGGTATAACACAGCCAAGCAAAGAGCTTAACATCCCGGGCGTGATCTTTGTTGCTAATGAAAGAATAGAATATTTTGAAGTAAATGGAAATACTATTTCTCAACTGCGTAGAGGAACACTTGGAACAGGGGCTCCACAAACACATGTTGCTGGAACGGAAGCAATGGATCAAAGCGCAAGTGAAAGCATACCGTATACAGATGAAATGGTAACGCTGGTCAAATTAGAAGACGAATCAACTAGAATTCTTCTTGACTTTATGCCTACAGACGGTGTCAACGAATTTGAAGTTTTTGTAGGCGGGCGCCGACTCCGAAAAAATAGCATACAAAAATTTAATAGCAGCTTAGATCAAGACAGCCCAGAAGCAGATGAAACGTTACCACCCGAATTTACCATAGAAAATGGCAACGAGTTGGTGTTAGCACAACCTCCTGTAGGAAACAGTAGGGTCTTAATTGTTAGGAAATTAGGAAAACTGTGGCAAAATTCGGGCGAACAACTGAGATATTCAACTAACAGTATTGCGCAGTTCATCCGCAACGCTACAACCAGTTTACCTAAATAAATACACTAGCGGGAACAAATAACATGACAGATAAATTTAAAGATCTACACGGTACACTTATACAAGGACATATTAAAATTCATGATCCTGACAGTGGTGAGGTTCTAATTGATAAGCGCAATGCTATACACTATGAGAATATGAGTATAGCACTTGCGGAAGCCTTGGCTAATGCAGGGCGCGGCCCGATTTACAAAATGGCTTTTGGAAATGGTGGTACATCAGTTGATCCCACAGGAATAATTACATACCTCACACCTAATTCGACAGGTGTGAATGCAGGTTTATATAATCAGACTTTTAATAAAGTTGTAGACGACCAAGCAGGAAACAACACTGATCCTGTGCGCAACAAAATAGAAACACGACATGTAAGTGGTACAAATTTTACAGATATTCTAGTGAGTTGTTTATTAGACTACGGAGAACCCAGCGGACAGGACGCTTTCGATACTGCAACAAATACAGAAAATTTATATGTGTTCGACGAACTTGGATTAATAAGTCAAGGGCCAGACGGCACCGACGGTAGACTGCTCACACATGTTATCTTTCATCCTGTTCAAAAATCATTGAACAGACTAATACAAATCGATTATACAGTAAGAGTACAAAGTTTGACAGGTTTTAACGAGGTATAGATAGTATGGCATACGAAATAAGATTTTCAGACTTTGTAACAAAAGGCAGTGTTGTAATTGAAGACAATACTATAAATCAAGAGACGTCTCTTAATTTGCCCGGCAGGAACACCACTGCTTATGGTGCTAGTATAGCCGAAAATTTCTTACATTTATTAGAAAATTTTGCAGCACCAAATGCGCCTACTAATCCTGTTGAAGGCCAGCTTTGGTATGACAACAGTTTAGGAGTAGACCAGCTAAAGTTATGGGATGGTACTACTTGGGTAGCTGCAGGAGGACTAAAAAAAGCCAACCTACAGCCTGATGCTGCCAACAGCGTTATTGGAGATTTGTGGGTAGATACAGACAATCAGCAGTTATATCTATTTGCTGGTTCGGGCTGGGTCCTAGTAGGACCAGAATTTGCCGAGGGACTTGCAACAGGCACTCGTCCTGATCAAATTATAGCTGTCAATAATGAATCATATGATGTGGTTTTTGTAGAAGTTAAAGGACAGCCTCTTGCAATTATAGCTAGTGATACATTTACACCTAAAGCAACTATAGTCGGCTTTGAGGATGGCATACGCCCAGGAGTGAATTTAAGCAGTTCAAATATAACAGGGGACGGAGTACCGCAGTTCAACGGAATCTCTGAAAAGGCACTTTCGCTGTTTATTCCGGGGTCAAGCCCGGCAACTGACGAAACTGTTGACGCAGCGAATTTCCTGCGTAAAGATTCACAAAACATAACCGATTTCGGCATTCAGATTAAAAACAATGACGGCTTGGGCGTTGGACTCAGCAATCAGTTGCGATTACGTATCGATGGCCAAGCAGGTGTTTTGAGCCACAACACCACTGGATCCAACCTCGACTTGCGAGTCAACAACCAAGGGTCTGAAAAGACTGTGCTTAGGATCGACAGCACAGAACGAGTAGGAATTAATAATCCTAGTCCGGTTGAATCGCTAGACGTTGGGGGCGTTATACAAACCGATACGCAACTAAAGGTTACTAGCCTGACAGATAGCAACGGAATAAGCGGCGGCAGTATTGTAACTGCAGGCGGAGTCGGCATTGCAAAAAACCTAAATGTTGGAGGACAGAGCAAAATCAATGGCCCGCTTGTTGTAGGAAAGCCAGACCTAGTAAATCCTGACACCGGAGCCGTAAATCCTGTGCAAGCCGCTGTTTTGCCAGACCAAAACAATCTTAGAACAATAGGCCAGCCAGACAAGGTATTTTCCTCGGTCTATTCAACAGAATTTGTAGGCAGTCTTCGAGGAGACGTGCAGGGTTCGGTATCGGGTCGAGCAGGATTTGCTGATAGATTATCTGCACCCACAGTGTTTAGGATGACCGGCCAAGTTACAGCTAACAATATCAGTTTTGACGGCCAGCAAGGCACTGTTACATTCAACACGCAAATTGCTAATGGTTTTATCAACGATCAGCCTAACACACTGAATGGACAACCTGTTCCATCAGAAGCAACCGACGAATTTATTGTCAACAAACCCAGCGGTGTTTTTAGAATGCCTCGATCAAGGGTTTTGGCAGGCGTGAAAGGACGTACTCCTGTAGGCACTGTAGTACCGTATGCTGGCATTATAGATGATCCAGATATTCCCATTCCTGAAGGTTGGTTGGTGTGCGACGGAAGCACCTATTTGATATCTGTTTACGGCGAGTTATACGGTGTAATAGGAGATAAATTCAACGGTTCTGCACAAAATACTGTCCAAGAAGGATTTTTTGCTGTGCCCGATATGCGCGGCAGATTGCCTTTGGGAGCTGACAACATGGGCTCTAGAGGATCTTCCAACAGAGTACAGAACAATGCAGCGGACATACTGGGAGCAGCTAGTGGAAACGAATCTCAATCTTTGGACGTACAGAATCTCCCAGAACACGAACACAACATGGTCAACCAAGACGGTGACGGCGATCAGTTTTTTGCAGTAAGCAATGACCCCAGTCCTGCGATAGACGACAAAACAACTGTTGTCGCAGATTTGATAGGCAACGGCACCGGAGCATTTTATGAAGGAACAGGCGGCGTAGATACAAACAGCAGTTTGGGTCAACCGGTAGATGTTATGAATCCCTTCCTTACAATGAACTATCTAATTTATACTGGAGTCGAATCTTAATGTCTTACAAACTCAACAAAACTGACGGGACGCTTTTAACAGAACTGGTTGACGGACAGCTAGATACAACTTCTACTGATTTGACGCTGATAGGCAGAAACTACACAGGTTTCGGCGAATTCCTAAATGAGAATTATATAAAACTTCTTGAAAACTTTGCAGGAACTGCAGCACCTGGTACACCTATAGTAGGCCAGCTATGGTACGACACTAGCGAAGGGCGGTTAAAAGTATATGACGGAACAGGATTTAGGTCTAATGGTCCAATAGTAAGCAATGAACAGCCGCAAATGGTGGCAGGCGACATATGGATAGACAATGCAAATAATCAATTATACTTTTTTGATGGCTCCGATTTACAACTTGTAGGCCCTGTATACAACGCAGTGCAAGGGTTATCTGGTTTTGAAGTTGACACTGTTCGCGACAGGTCTAGTGTCAATCATACCGCAGTAAAATTATGGATAGGGAATGTGCTTGTTGCAATCATAAGCAACGACGAGTATTTGCCAACTGTGGATGAGCAAACAAGATTGAATATTACAACTGACATCCGCAAAGGAATTAACATAGTAGACCAAGACAATTTTAGGTTCTACGGTGTGTCTGACTCGGCAAACTCATTGATAACAGACATTATTGATCCTGCTACAGGACTAAGAGAAAGAAAAACTGCGTCGCAGTTTCTTGCATCGGATGCTGCTTCTGAAACAACTGGTTCTATTGCCATTCGCAATCAATCGGGGTTGACCATAGGGCGTTCAGGAGAAACGCAGTTTTTTGTGTCGGGAAATTTTACAAATTATAAAAATACAATTGTTAATCACAGCACTAGAATACGGCAACTGAATCTAGACGACAACGAATATGAAGCTTTAATTTTAAGTGCGGACAACAGGCGCATGGGTGTTAATCTTGATCTAGGTAGCATACCTGCAGCTACATTGGACGTAAATGGAGACACAATTATACGTGGGGATCTTACAGTCCAAGGTTCTTCTGTTAAGGTTGAAACTTCAGATTTAACCGTAGATGATTACACTATAGAACTAGGACACACAGACACTGTACTATCTTTGAACAGTGCAGTTGAGTCTAGTATTGCTGCGCTCGTTCAACCAGGAGAGTTGGTTACTCAGCAAAACAGCGGAGCGACCGGAAACTTTAAGTCTATTTCGGAGGATAGACAAACACTTGTATTAGAGCCTGTGAACGGATCGTTTTTGTCTGGTAGCGGAAATAATCTATCAACTGCTAGTGCAGGCACGTTATTTGGCACAGACGGTGTTACTGCTGTATATGCTGCATCTGTAGCACAGAGAAGTGATTCTACTGCCGACGGCGCCGGCGTAATTATAAAGGGCGAAGCTGATTTTTCAGATAGTAACGACAAATATTTAAAATGGATAAATGATACCTCTAATGGAACAAATTGGGAGGTCAGTGATAATCTAAATTTAATCAGCGGGAAATCCTATAAGATCAACGATACTGTAGTTGTTGAGCAAACATCCTTGGGCACTACTATAGAAACTGCACCAGGACTTAGAGATATTGGAATTATGGATAGACTAAGAGTTCATAATTCTATTCTCTTAGACGAGATAACCGGCACTCCTACTATACAGACAAGTTCAGCACTTAGAATCGACAGTGCAGGATCAATTGAAGTTACTAATAATTCTAATCCTGTAAAAATCACTGGTCTTGCTACACCTACCACAGACACAGATGCAGCAAACAAAAATTATGTCGATACGTCAATAGACAGCGAACCGGTAACTTTCACCTTGGACATCACAGGTATGCCTGATGCTGGTTTTTCTACTGTAGAGTCACAGATATTAGATACTCTAGAATTTCTATACCCTGCAGCAGGCAAAGAACTGAACGCACAGGCTAGAATTCTTACTTCAAGTTCTGTTGGTGTTGTCAGCGGTATTGATGTTGAATCCGGTGTGACTGTTACTTCTATAGGTGTAGACTTCTCTACTATCGATGGCCCAGACGGAGGAAATTCTAACCAGCAGCTAGTAGAGGATGTTGCTTTTCCTGCCAGTGCTACTGGCAGCGTATCTCTCAATGTTACAAGACAAAAGCGATATTTTAGAGTAGTTCAAAGCGGTGCTACTAGAGAATGGCAAGCGTACACTCCTTAACCAGGCTAGAACGATAAATACTATATCGTAACAGGGGTTTATCAGAATGGCATATACTATTGAGAAAACCAATAATACTATCTTAACTGTAGTAGAAGATGGTACTATTGACAATACCACTGATTTAAAATTAGTAGGTAAGAACTATTCAGGCTATGGCGAAATACAAAATGAAAATTTTGTAGCCTTGCTGGAGAATTTTGCAAGCGCAAATAATCCACCTAGGCCTGTTGCAGGCCAATTGTATTTTGACACCAACGCAAATACATTAAAAGTGTATGACGGCAATGCTGAAAATATTTTTGTTCCCCTTGCTAACCTCCATCAAGGAGCGCTCCCTACAGGCGTTAACATTGCTGCAAGCAATGTAAAAGAAGGGGACATTTGGTGGGACGATACCAGCGAACAACTATATGTTTATAATGGCAGCCAATTTGTTCTAGTTGGTCCAAAAGCAGCACAAGATATTACAACAGACATGGTTGAACGTCTTGTATATGATAACCTACTGGCCGATCCCGATCCTAGCCCCGAAGACCATGAACATCGCATATTAATAGCCTTTGCTGATGACAATCCTATCTACATAATTAGTAATGATGAATTTACCCTTGATGAAAGCAATAGCATAGCTGGTTTTGACAGAATAAGAAAGGGCATTACGTTAGTTAACACACAGATTGCAAAAAATGGCGTAACTACTGATAATTTTCAATTCCACGGAACATCCAGTGATGCTAACAGACTAGGCGGGGTGTTAGCGCAAGAATATGTAGAGCGCAACGGAGCAGTTTTTACAAGTCAGGTATCTATCGACGACGATGACGGAATCATCATTGGTGAAAATAATAATCTAGCGTTGCGTATCGCAGGTTCCAATCCTGAACTGCTATCTAATCAAAACGGCGCCTTGATCGACTTTAAAGTTACTGATAACAGCGGCTCTATTGTTTCTTCCATGCAGCTTGACGCTAATGGTATTATGCCAGCAGCTGATGACTCAAAAAATATTGGGTCTTCATCTAAAAGATGGAACGAAGTACATGCGGTTAATTTCAAAGGCATAGCAGATAACTCAAACCAACTGTTGAGTGACGGCGAATTTAGAACAGCAACAAAGTCAAACACAAACAATACTATAGTTAGAAGAGACAGTGTCGGGGACATTTTTGCAACAAAATTTCGTGGTGTTGCGGAACAGGCCGACGATGCCACACAAGCAGCTACTCTAAGTGTGTCTGATCTCACAGAAACATTTTTTGACGCCAGTGTAGAAATACAGCCAAACAAAATTGCTGCTAGAGACTCTTCAGGAAACATAAATGCAAATCAATTTAATGGCCTAGCAACGCGTTCTGCTACTATACAGGTTCCTACAGGGACTCCGAACGTGTTCGATAATAGAAGCGCAAGCGTAGCTGATCAAAGCATCCAGCCAGATACTGTTGCTGTAAGAGACAATCAAGGAAGATTGCATGCAGCAGAATTTATTGGCACAGTCATAGGTGGTTCAAGCACAGCACAGCAGTTGGCAACACCCAGAAGCATAACTCTTTCAGGCGACATAGAAGGCACAGCTGATTTTGACGGCAGTGAAAATATAGACATAGTAACCACTGCTAGACCGAACAGTGTTGCACTGGGATCAGACACAACAGGAAATTATGTTCAAAAAGTTGAGATAGAGGGTTCAGAAACTTTTCTCAATATATATGCAAACAGCACCCTTAATGGGCCTGCTGGAGAAGGCACTGTAATAACAATGAATCTAAATGCATCTGCCTCAAACTTAGGTAACACACTTGTTGCTCGCGATGCACAAGGAAGTGTTAGTGCTGAGAATATTGATGCCAAGGAAATCACTGCGTCCACTCGCCTCAATGGTGCTGTGAATACAGCAGGAACCACAAACGATGGTTTCTTCGATAATCTTACTGTTAATTCTCTGTCTTTTGCAGGCGGAGGAAGTGCTCTACCTATATCTGTAGGAGGTACAGGAGCTGTAACTGCAGCGGGCGCTAGAACCAATCTCGATGTGTATAGCACTTCTGAAGTAGACAGTGCAATTGGCTCAGCAATAGGCGGTGTGTCCACTACTAGTATAGTAAATGGGTCTAGCCAGGTATCGATTCCTACTTCGGGCGGAGATATAACAGTAGGCCGAGCAGGAGGACTGCACAGTAGGTTTACTTCCGATGGCATAGAGCTCAGTCAAGGAAAATTTGTAGGCGACCTCGAGGGCAATGCAGCCAGTGCAAATTACGCTGACTTAGCAGAATTATACACAACGGACAATAACACACCTTCCGGAACTGTTGTAATGGTAAGCGAACAATCTCAGTATGAACTAGAGCCATGCGATGGTATAGGATATCCTGTAGGAGTAGTATCTACTAATCCTGCATTTTTGATGAACAAGGATCTAGATGACGGAACTGCAATAGCACTTAAAGGTCGAGTTCCCACTCGTGTAGTAGGTGCTGTTAGTAAGGGTGATTTGCTATTCGCAGGAGCCAACGGCTGCGCCCATACACAAGGGGTTTATAAAATAGGCGTTGCATTAGAAAGCAGTGACTCCGATGGAGAGTCTCTCATAGAATGTATGTTGGTAATGTAACAGCCACTAAAAAAGGCGCAATGCGCCTTTTTTTATCGAGTGCTTGCTTATAGATTTACCCAAGCACTACCATTGTAATACTGAAGCTGATTTGTCGCAGCTGGAGAAGTGCCGCTTTCCATTAATATTACCATGCCTTTTTCGGGAGTTGGAACTAGAGTGTTCCTAGCGGTGTCATCTGCCACTACTGCAAACTTTGCGGGAACTCCAAACTCTGCTACGTTATTATTTGCGCTAAAATGAACTTCGTAGTTGTTTGGATCTTCTAGCTCTGTGTCGCTGTCTGGGTCTCCTGTATAAGTCTCCACAACAAAGTTGTTGCCTTGACCGACAAAACTCAGCACTCGGAAATCCGCAGTAGCATTAGTTTGTCCCAACAGTGTCAACTGCTTTTCAAATGCAGATTTTGAATCGAAAACTAGCTCTACATTGTCTGGATCACCCGTGCCGACTGTTCCTGCGGTTACTCTGTTAACAAGTATTTCACCAGTATTGCGAAGAATGACATTCGCTGTGCCTGGCCCAGCAAAATCCCCTACACCAACCGTCAGTGATTGATTAGCAATTAAATCTGACTGTGTTTCTAGTGTAGGTGTTACAATTATTGCCGAACTGTCGGCTGAATCTATACTATTGGTTAAGATGTTACCAGTCACATCGCCTGTAACATTACCTGTGACATCGCCTGTAACATTACCTGTGACATCACCTACGAAAGTTGCTGTCACCGTTCCTGATATGTTTTCACCGGGTATGTTGTTTGATACAGCGTCCACTAGCAAGGTGCTGTCATCGCCAAATACACTGCCTTCTAAGTCTCCGTCAACGTTTCCAGATACATTGCCTGTAATGTTACCTGTTACATCTCCTGTAACGCTGCCGGTCAAATTACCAGTTACATTGCCTTGCACATCGCTAACAATATTTGCATTTGTGCCGTCTGTGCCTGGATTTAATATTATCGAACCGTCCTCTGATAAGACGTTACCTGAAAGTGTTCCTATGTGGCTGCCTCGCAATACTCCTTCTACTGAGTCTACCAGCAGTGTGGAGTCATCTCCAAACACACTGCCTTTGACATCGCCCGTTACGTTCAATACAGCAGAGCTTTGCGGCATCCAATGGTTCATGCTTGCATGCCATACAAGTGCTTGTCCGTCTAACGGATCGTGACCTGCACCACTTGTCTTTACATCTAGCAGTGCATCTATAGACTGATTAGAAATATTTACAGTGCCGTTGGTTGCGTCTACCAACAGCGTAGAGTCATTTGCTAATACGTCACTGTTGATACTAACAGCGGAAACTTCTCCGTCGACAGTCAACCCGTTAGTAAAAATGTTGCGCCACCTGCGTGTCTCGCTGCCTAAATCATATTCGGTATCGGCTGTAGGAGTTATATTGCTGTCTACCTGCGCAGTAATAGTTACAGTGTCGGCTGTGTTATCACCAATGTCTATGTTGCCTGTAGCTACGACGTTTCCGTCGATGTTTATATTACCTGCACCAATAATATTTTTAGAATTTAGGTTTAGGTCTTTTTGGAGTTGTAATTCGTCAGCAATACTGTCTGCTTGTAAAAAACTGTCTAGCAATCCCAATGTGTCGCTAGTAAGGAATATGCCGCCCTGTGTAACGCCATCTCCTATATAAAGTGCATCCGTGTCTGTAACGTATATGAGTTCGCCGTCTGCGAAAACTACGCCCCCGCCCGCGGTGCGTTCGGCTTCGGTGCCTCTTCTGATCTGTAAAGCCATCGATTAACTCCTGATAACAATTGTTAAAAGTATTTATGCCAAAAGGAGTATTAGCTATCGTCTCAGTTTTAGGAACTTTTGTGTGCGTTTGGTAATATCTTTTTTGACTTTTTCTGTATCTAATCTAAAGTCAACGTTTTGTATGACGTCTTGATATTCTTCGAATAAGTCGTCAAGAGAATTCTGTAATTCCTCTACAGAAGAATCAGAATTATTTTTAATGTTGATGTCCCAGACTTTGCCGTCAGTAAATCCCACTCGAACCGAATGAAGGTACTCAAGTGGGACTATACTGATTTCTATGTCTTCGAAGACTTCTGGCCAGTGATCTATGACCTCTGGCGGCAGTTTTTTATTCCTCTGCGGCACTGGCTTTTGTTTTTTTCTTGCTAGGTGCTAGATCTTCTGCTTGTTCTCTCAGTCGTTTTGCTTCTTTGAACATTGCGTCCGCTTGCGATCTATACTGAGCAGCAAGATCCTCGTCGGTCAAAACTTCGTCTGAGCTTGGTGTTTGCGCAGGAACAGTTTCTTCCTTTGGTGCATTAGGTTCACTGGCAGTTTCTGGCTGTAGAGCAAGATCTGCAACTGTTACACCTTTTTGCTCTGCTATAACATCGTTCAGCTCGGCAAGATTAACAACTGATCGTGTGTCTGGAAGCATTTCAACTTCTTGTGTACTTACTTTATTAAATTTGCCATACTTATGTAATCCTGCAAGCATGTTTCTGCCATCAGGAAGTGCTGTTCTTGCCATCGCTTCTGCAAGTTCATAGGCGTTTTGGCCTGCGTTTGATTCCACAAGTTTCATAAGAGAATCGTGTTGATCTGCCTCCAAAGTTTCTGTTGGAACAACCAAACAATGTTCTGGGTCGTCAGGCAATACTCTGTATGCAACAATTACTCTTTTTCCGTTTTTTGCTATTCTGCCTACGTGTTTTAGAGACATATTACTCTCCTTTGTCGCTGCTTTCCGGCTCTTGCTGTGCCTGTATAGCAGCTAGAAAATTTTCCAGCTTTGTGTAGGTCTGGCCAACAGTCATCATTTCGTTTGGCTTAAATGAGCCTCTCTGGCTAGCGACATCAATAATCGTTTTGATTGCATTGAGATCGTTTACGGTAAGCTCTGGCTGACCAGTTTCTTCTGTGTTTGCAGTATCTTGAACATCTTCGGACATGGTTTTTCTCCTTTCGTTAATTATATATGCACTTTATGAACTCAATATTTCAAAAGTGGACAAGCTAACATAAAATACGCTAGTTCTTTTCCGTCCTCGAAACCTACACGTATAACGGATTCTATGCGGTTAGTTTTTGAGGAAATTTCTACAGTCCTCCCAACGTAGAATCTTCCTCTGAGATTTTGGGAAATCCATTTCACCAAAGCAGCTTCCATGTTGTAGGTTCCGGGCACTGACAAGTATTCAAAATAGGATGGAGGCACTGTGCTTTGTCGTGCCTCAAAAAAGTTAAGCGGATTCGGTTCTTTGATTTTTGCCATTAGTTGTTGTCGTAATGTGCGGTCACTCCAAACGGTGCTTCTAGATTTTTATTATGGTTGCTGTGTATTACAAAGACAGTTTCGCAGTAATCATCTTCTCCCCAGCTGTCCCACGGAAAGCCATCTGTGAACATAATGAACTTTTTGGGCTGAATATCATTTTCACGCATGTAGCGCCAGTTTGCCATAAAGTCAGTACCACCGCCGCCGATAATATCATAGTCTAGCAAGTCTTCGCCGCCGTCTGCACTAAAGTCCTGTTCGTTATATACTTCGGTGTCGAAGCACCACAGCTTGATACTGTAGTCTTTATATTCCTCCATAATACCTTTGATTTCGCTTAGGAAGTCGCGCGCCTGCGTATCTCCAATCGACCCGGACATGTCTAAAGCTACACAGATATCAATAGTATCGTCAAAATTCTGCCCAGGCAGCACTGCACCGGTGTGCCATCCTTTGCGACTGGGACGCTGGAATGTAAAATCATTTTTGATTGTGCTTTGAATCTGCTGACGCAAAAGTTCACGCCAATTCATCTTTGGCTCAGTAAGTTCTTTGATCATTCTCGCAACTTCGCCTGGAACATTACCTGCTCCAGCACTTTGGGCGGCCTGCAGCATGCCTTCCTTGATCTCATCCTTGATCTTTTTCATTTCTTCTTCTGAATACTTGGGACGAGATTTACTTACAGTGTTGCCTTTGCCGTCCTTGCCTTCTTCGCCGTCTTTGTTTTCATCACCGTCGGATTCTAGGTGTTCGTCTAGCATTTCTCCTTCTTGAAGAAGCTGCTCGATCTTCTCTTCTAGACCTTCTTTGGCTTGTTCGAACAGTTCGTCATATACTTCTTCAGAGGTCCAGCCTTCGTATCTGAAGTCTTGGTAACAGTCAACAATTTTAGGACTTTCACCGATGCGATCTCGCACAAGTGTGTTATTTACAATATAATCCGCAGCAATGTTATAGAGCATAGGATGCCTATCGCCCCTGCGATTGAGATGATCAAATACACAATGTAAAATTTCGTGTGCAATTACAAACTCGATCTCTTTGTTACCCATGGCATTAAAGAACTGTGTGTTAAAATACAGATTACGTCCGTCTACAGCAGCCGTGGGAATCCAATCATCTGCAGATAGAATGCGCAACCGAGTAGCCATGTTACCAAAGAACGGATGGCGTAACAGCAAGCCGACCCTGGCAATAATAATACGGTCATATACGTCATGACGCATCTCTTCCAGCTCTTTTTCAGTAATGTCTGGATTCGGCTGCCAGTTCTTTAGTTTGCTAGAGGCATCTTTAGTAGACATGTGTAATTCCTTGCGTGACGTTATATTTTTATTATAACGTATTTACGGTAAATGTCAAGAGAAAACGGGCGTTTTGGAGGGACGCCCAAACCCCACACACCGGACGTTAAGACTGCTGCGCAGCCTTAATGTACCTGCCAAAGCGATCGTGGAATTCGTCAAAACACTCGATTTCGTCTGGGTCAATAGGCAGCGCATACTGAGTAAGTGCTAGCTTCATACCCATTACGACGAGTTCTGTTTCGAAGTTATCCATCGCAAAACGCAAAAAGTTATCAACCTTCTTGTCAAAAGTTTTTTCATTTTTATCTGCGCTTTCCTTTAGCTCGTAGCAGAGCGAAACAGTCAGGGAATACATAGCACTGATTTCTGCTTGTTTTAACTCTTTAACCTTTCCGTCGAGGATATCGGAGGGGTTAGGCATAGACGCCGCTACTTTACGGTGTGCCATGAACTTTACAGCAAGGCCTTCACCAATTGCACCAGACACAAGGTCAGTGGTTGTGGATTCGTCAATATCGTCTTCGATGAGCTCGCTAACAAACGACCAGGAACGAGGCGTAGCAAACGAACGCGACGGGGACTTTGGATCAAAATCGTATAGATCCTTCTTGGAGAATGTCAAATAACCTACAACATCCTTGTGTACATTGTTAGTTACTGCCCACTCAAACCAGTCATCAAAGTTCACAGCCATCTCAAGGTGAACGAAACGGTTGGCCAACGGAGCAGGCATGCGATAGGTTACACCCTTGTCCGCTTCGCGGTTACCTGCTGCTACAATATAGACATTGTCAGGCAGCGTGTAAGTGCCAACCTTGCGATTAAGGATCAACTGATAGGCAGCAGCCTGTACAGCCGGAGCCGCACTGTTCATCTCATCAAGAAACAGCACAATGTTCTCATGCTGAGATGCCATTTCTTCATCTGGCAGCTCAGACGGCGGTGCCCATGACATAGTGGCCGCGTTTGAATCAAAGTAAGGAATGCCTTTGATATCAGTGGGTTCCCATAGACTCAGGCGTACATCAATGACGTGAGCGTTCATCTGATCGCCGATCTGATGTACAATGTCAGATTTGCCAATGCCCGGAGGCCCCCAAAGAAAAATTGGACGCTGTTTGCGCATTGCATGACCAATGCTTTTCTTTGCGCTGTTTGGGCTAATAGTGCGAGTTGCTACATTATCCATTTATCAATCCTCGTAGTATTTCAGTGCTAGATAGTTATTGCTAACTATGCATACATAATAACATCTACACGCAGTGTGTCAAGTAGATTTTGGCGAGATTATTCTTTGTGTCTCGACATTGCTTTTGTAATGCCGTATTTTCGAAGGTCGCCACTGAATAGGCTTAGTTCTAGTGCTTTCTTTTCATTTGTAACATAGATTGATCGAGGTGCTATGTAGTATGGGCAGTCAATAAATTGGTCAAGAAAAATAATAACTTGTACGCTCATTGACATGTCCTTTGGATAAGGAATTTCATATGTAGTTATTTCGATCTGATTAAGAACATCAAATCCGGCGTCTGTTAGGCGCAAACCGCCGCTCTTTTTATATCGAGTATTCTTCCACCACAGAGGGAGATATTCTTTGACCGCTGTGTCACTTACCGTCTTCCCGAGCTGTTTCAGGAAAATTTTTGTGTAAGTTTCCTTCCAGCTCATTGTTCGATGTCGAGATCGCCTGAAGTCAATCGATATACTGCAAAGAGTTCAGTGTTGAACATTTCGTTCAACTTTTTTGCAAGATTATGTGCGTGTCCAGGATTAGAGAAGCTTGTTTTTTTGTATTTCGGCCCTGGATAGTTAGTTATTGAATTCAAGCTTTTGAGATTGAATGGTTTTTCATTATAAAACACAGCCCATATAGCTTCTGCGTCTAAAACCTGTTCTGCTCTGTAGGTTTTTTTATCTATATGTTCTAACAACACAGTGGGTTTGGGCCTACTCATATATGCGTGCTCCTATTAACTACGCATATATTTATCTCTTAACATTTAAATACGTGGTTTATTTCCAGTCGGTTCCGCCGTCTAGCTTTACTTCCACTGTGTCCTGAGTGTTTGAATTTTGCTGGACAAATTTTTCTAAATCGCCCTCTAACCGCGACATCACTATGCCTAAGGTATAGGCCAAGTTTTTGGCTTGAGTGATATCTAAGCGAACGTCTTTTGACCGACTGTTATCTGCGCTTTTTACCTGCTGAATAAATTGCTGTATAGATGACGTATTCAAAGGATCATTTTGCATTTGCAATACTCAAAGCTTGTTTCATTTCTATGTCTGTTTTGTAAGGACCCTGTGTTTCATAGCGTTCTACTGTAATTAATTTAGGACAAAAACTTTTGACCCATCCTTTGTCGAATCGCACAATATAATATCCTGCACAGTATAGACTTTTGCTTTTTGTGCTCTTTGTGAACAAAGGTAATTTTCTTGATACATCGTACATGGTGTTGTATGGAGTACAACTTGTGGGATAACCATGAACTATTTTTTCTTGTTCTTTTGGAGTTTTCTCAACCTGCGTAATTAAAAAGTTTTTGCCAAAGGTTTTTTTCAATGCTCTTTCGCTGTCGAAGTATTTGGTTCCTGCAGGCCCGCTGAACATGTATTTTTCTTCGTTGACGCTTAACGTGCCTACTCTTATGCCTTCATCCTCAACAATCCAAAATTTATTTTTTAGAATTTCTTTTGCTTTTAATTTTCCTGCCATGTCAACCCTCCATTGGATATCTTGCCTGCAGTGGCTCAGCATATAACTGTGCTTGATCTGCTATACGCTGCATGTCCCACTTAGCACAGAATTTCATTAGTCGCATGCCTACCTGTGACACGCTTTTAGGCTCTACTGATTCAACTGTATTGTTAATTATCTCACGAATTTCAGCCGGCTGTGCTGTTAGGTCGCAAAGTGTAACATTGCGTGTATAGTCATCAAGCACACGATGCTCTATACCTTCGTGGTCAATCCAGCGTTGCAGCATGAGATTGTTCCAATTGAAACCTTTTGTGTCTTTGTCGTCAAATGCTTCAAATAGGCCCACTTTGTTCTTTGTACCCTTCTTGCGCACGCCGGGGTATGCAGAGAAGACATTATCTGATGTGTCACCTCTCATACATTTCTCAAACAGCAGCCAGTCAGGGTTAGGTGCGGGTTTCTCTTGCTTGGTTTTCTTGTCTATAACAGGATTGCCTTTGTCATCAAAGTAACCTTCGTGTGTTACAGTTGTATTTGTAACTCCGTTATACTGCTTTACATTAGGAGCAATCAGCTGAGCAAAGTCGCCGTCTGTGCTTATAATCACATGATTGTCGTCTGGGTGGCACTGTACCCATCCAGCTATTAGATCGTCTGCTTCTAGTTGCGGATGTCTAATAACTGTGCAATTGGTTTTGTCTGAGATAAAGTTCTTGAACTCGTCAAATATTTCCCAAAATACCTTGTCTTCTTCTTCTTCGCGCGGAGTCATCGCAGTTCGCGCGTCTTTTCTATTACGCTTGTATGGCTCGTAGAAGTCTTTGCGCCATGACCGACCTTCCAAACAAAACACGACATGGCATCCGTCAAAATCTTGCCAAGCTTTTCTAATACTGTTTAAGGTAATGTGCATGGCCATGCCTACTTTGGTGTCGATATCGCCGCGAACAACATGACGTGCTCTAAAAAAAGTGTTAGCAGTGTCTACTAAAATATATGTGCTCATTCTGGATCCATTCCTAGGCTTTCGGTGAGATCAAAGATATCTCTACCTTGTAAGTAATATATAGTAGCATCTCGAGGGCACATGAGCAAGAGTTCGCCGTCCAAGAGGAATAAATGCATTAGGAAACTTCGCTTTTGCCTTTGTCAATAGGAACAACGTTAATATAACCCATGTCTCTATCCTTGTCTAGTCCCTCTTCTTCCAACATTTGCATAACAATAGTCTTGAACCACGCATCTACTATCTGTTCCTGAGATTCGCCTTGATATCCAGCATCCAAAAGTTGTTCTATAAATTCGTTGTTCCAGTCTAGCTCAAAAAACCCATTGCGAATATTGTCAGGATTTATCTGAGTATCTAGAACTGCTACCCAAGGTTCACCTTTATCTGTTGCTGCTTGTTTTTCGCGTTCTAATGTTTCTCTGCGGATGTCTTCTGCTGTTTTTTCTTCCGCAGGCGGCTGCTCTTCATTTGACTTTAGTTTTTTCCAAAAATTTAACATAATTTTACCTTTTAAAATCCACTTTTGCGTAGTCGTTCTGTGGGGTCGTCATGTTCCCCAGGCGTTGCCGAAGAGTTCGATATGTAGTCTCGGCGTGTATCTCCATCCCCTCTGCATTGCGAGTTTGGCAACCCTGTCTGTGTTAAGCTCATACTCCTCAGATCGTCCGCCGAGCGGCATGATGTAGACTGGACACTCGATGCCTGCTTCTGTAAATTGCGCAGTAGCAGCAGTAACTTCATCAACATCCCTTTCATCAGCAACCACAAACTTAAAGTACTGGTTGCTATTAGGAATGTCATGATATTGCCCAGCAATCTCAGGCCTAATCGCATCTGACCAAGACTCTCCCGAAACGGTGAGCTTTGGTGAACACGAAAAGGTAACATGTATTCTGTCTTGAGTTCTGAGCCAATGCTCAAAATCTGGCTGTAACTTCTGTGTTGCATTTGTTTCAATGGTGACATGTTTAAGGTCCT